CTTTAGCAGTGGCTATACCTCTGCAAATTTCTGGTTTTAGATTATCCCATTCTGTCAGATCTATGTGTTTTTCTAAATCTATAAAAAGTTGATTGTTAGTCATCAAGATATTTACCCGGAGAACACACACTCGTTAACGATCATGATATGATCATTAAGAATTATAAAATGTTTTGATTAGCCAATACGCCAGACTGTGCCGTCTGAGTACACCGGAACGTTATTAGCACCAGATCCCGCATAAGCTGCTGCAAAGGTTGTAGAGGTAGCGTCTGATACAAATGCTCTAGCACCTGCCCCTATTGTTGCTGCGTTAGGCAATGCTGTAGTTGCTACAGAATACACTGTTGTTTTAACTACAGGGGCTAACCATATACCTCGGCTGTCAAGCGATGCAAATTTATTATTTGATCCGCCTGCCCCCGCCGCTATGGTAACAGTAGATAGTGGGGCATCATCTGAGATGACAGCACCGACTTCCCATGACGCAACTATCGCACCACCGAATGCATAAGTTGTTCCATTCCACCCTTTGATAGAGATAGCTCCCATGGAGACTCCTGTACCAATGGCTGTTTTTGTATCATAGTTACCGTTATGAAAACTTGCAGCAAAACTAGCACTGGTGTTAGATACAAACGCAATTCCGACACTGCTGTCCGGTATCTGAATTAAATCACTAACTAGGGTACCGGTAAGTTTTGAATTAGTACCATCTACAAGCATTGTAGAATCTTGTCCAAATACAGAACCTCTTATATCTCCGCTGACATCACCTACCACATCACCTACCACATTGCCAGTAACAGTTCCTATGAGATTAGAGGTTATAATACTTGCTAGGAAGTTTCCACTGCCGTCGCGTGAGACAATTGTACTTGCAGTGTTGGAATTGGTAGCTGTGGTTGCAGAGTTAGAAACTTTACCAGCTGTGCTAATTGTAGATAATTTTGTGTCTACAATACTGCCTGCCAACATGGTGTTGGTAACAGTGCCGGTGTCTGTGATATAAACACCGTTGGTGACTGAGGTGGCATTACCAGTAACATTGCCTATAAAACCACCACTAGCGGTAACTACTTTAGTAGCTGCATTGACAATGATTGTGCTGTCATCGCCTATGATATTTCCGTTGTAATCAGATCCTGCACCACCTGCCAAAGGCACGCCACCCATGGTAGACCCTAATGGAAGATTCACAGCATCACCAACAGCTGTGATAGTTGCAGCGCCTAGTTTAATACTAGATCCACTGAGATATAGATCTCTAAATCGATATGTAGCACTGCCTAGATCGTAGGCGACGTCTGTATCCGGTATAACATCAGTGCCAACACTACCTGACAAATTGAATTTTCCTGTGTTTCCGTCTATCAAAAGACTACTGTCGTTGGCAACCACAGAACCGTTGAATGCTGCTGCTTTGATCACTCCCTGGTAATCTGATAAATCTACCGTGGCATTGACTTTATCTAAGGCATCGTCATAGACAAACGATATTGCACTATGTGTGCCATTAACCAGCATGGGTGCCGTGGCATCTCTTGCTTGCTCATCGGTGTAGTCTGTGACCGGAACACCGCCATTGGTAGTGCCATTACCTATGTATAATCTATTGGTATTTGTAACAAATATTAGCTCGCCCGCGGCCAAGGGCTGTGTCATTGCTGTTCTTTCAGCGTCTGTGCCCCTGCGAATCTGTAATGGCATATTTTTCTACTCCTGGAATTATTCCTATCACAAGTATTTATGCCGCTGATATAAGAACATAGAGTCAAAAAAATAGCACCCGAAGGTGCTATTTTGCCCTTTTTGCAAGCGCCGTAGGGCTGGCGCTAAAATAGGACTATGTCCTAATCTGCTGTAGGCCCGTTCCCGGACTTGAACCCTATGCTGCCGCCTTCTGCTTCGATACGTGCTATAACGTCTTCAAACAAAATAGGAGCAAAATCAGGAGTTTGTTCCACGCAAACACAGTGATAACGGGTATCTACAATGTCAGTGATCTTACCACCAAACCCAGGCAACATAACACGATTAGCATGTAAGTGCCCGTGTATATTAGTTCCAAAACGACCCAATGATTCTGGGTGCAAAGGAATATGGCTCAATATCATACCGTTCATAACGTGATATGCCCGCAATTCTCTAAAATGCTGCCGGTAATCATCATCACGGAAGATGTCGTGATTACCACGGATCAACACCTTGTCACCGTTTAACCTGCGCATGATTCCCAATGCTTTGCGGTTAATAACAACGTCGCCTAAATGGTAGACCTTGTCAGTGGGTTTTACACGTTCGTTCCACGCTTTGACCATGGCTTCATCCATTTCCTCAGCAGAGTCCCATGGGCGAAGTTTTGTAACGCCATCGTTACGTGTGAAGCGACATACACCCGTGTGTCCAAAATGCGTGTCGCTGACTAAAAATACACTAGGCATATCTAACTCCTTTCTTTTTTTACTCGCCCGATGCGAGATGCTTTGTTCCAATCGTATGCTACACCATCTGGGCATAGCCCATCCTTGACTGTATCTACTCCAAATATACCGCAGGCTTCGAAGTCTGGCCCTTTGATTGTCACAAACATACCAACGGTTTTGGCAAATGCCATTGCTTCGTTTAGTGTGCTACAAGAGAACAACGGAAACAAATTCTTGCCGATTACTTTATAATTTTCTTTTTTCATACCATTATTATAGCGTCAAAAAGAAACCCCGTCAACCAAAATCAACGGGGTGTTGTAGAAACGCCACAATTACCAATTCTCCACACCCGACACTTCGATGGATACTCTAGCAGGGTAATCTGCGATTTCTGTTTCATAAGACATTGTAAGAACACTGCCAATACCAGAACTGTTATCTTGTTCTAGTGTAAAGTATTCTGTACCAACACTTTCACAGATGTTTTTAATTTTGTTTAATTCAAATATATTTAAATGTATCATACATCACCTTCTTTGATTCTACGTGCCCTGCGTTCTGCGGCAAGGGCAAAGACTTTTTCGTTGTCGTTGGTCCAGTCTATGGTCTTGGCCGGAATAACTATACCGGAAGGCAAAGTAACTCCGTTGATGCTATGAGGTTCTTGTTCGTCGTATAACCAACCTAGGACTCGCATCATCTTGTGTTTAACTAATAGGTTAGGACTGCGGAACACCTCAGTATCGTCGAAGCCCAGCATAACACCAATTTCGCAAACTGCCCCGCTGCGACAAATGCCTGCATGGCAATGCACCACAACATCCATACGATGTTCAAATGCATGTTGCAGTAGTCTTACAAGTTCTGCAGCCTGTTCGTCACTGCAACGAAATGCTTCATCGATAGTAAAGTCGTTGGCTTCGATGTCTAAAAATTTAAACTGATGAACTTCTTTGAATGCATGGCGCGGAGTTGGAAACTGCACGTCAGGATCCACAATTTGAATTAACATAGCGTTTTCACCCACTGCTACATGATGTCCTTTTGGAATGTCACTGAGTGCTACGTTTTGAATCCATGGCATGATATTTTCCTTACAATCTGTAGGTCACACGACCTTTGGTAAGATCATATGGGCTGACTTCAATTTTAACTCTATCGCCCAAGATAATTTTTATCTTGTGCTGTTTCAATTTACCGCTGGTGTAGCATACAAGTATGTTGGGCAGATTATCTACCTTGACCCTGAACATGTTGCCAGGTAGCACTTCTTCAACTGCACCAGTTAATTCGATTAGATCACTTTTTGCCATTTTTCTTTGATTTTAATTGAGTGTCTGCCTTGTCTATGATTTGAAAAACCTTGTTGGCTAACAATCGTTCTTTGCTAAAGGCTTCTACTTCCCAAGGGAGATCATAATAGTGTCCCTTGAATTTTTTACCCCTCCAAAATCTGCTGTTGAGATTCTTTCCATGTGTGATCTGTCCTCGAGCATACTGCTTAACATGCACCATTTCGTGTGCCAGAGCAATGATCAATCTTTCTACGTCAAGAGCTGTATCTATGCTCATGCCTATAACAGTAGGTTCTAGTTTGAACACACTGCCCCGCACTCCTTCTTTGACACTCATTCCTCTTTGGGGGACAACTATCAGTGAGTACCGACTGTTCTGTAGTTTCAATTCATTTCGAAACACTTGTAGACAGGTTTCAACCAACATTTTGCTGGCGCTTTTCCTTGCCAGAACTTGAATATCCATAAGAGCTCCTTGCGTATTACTTAATTATACAGTCTTATTTGAAATTTGTCAAGTGGTGCTCCAACCAAGAATCGAACTTGAAATACATCCTTACCAAGGATGCGTTATGCCATTTAACTATAGGAGCATTCTATGTCTG